GACACCATGACAACCGCCGACATTTGCGCCATGCCGATCCGCTCCATTTGTGCGGAGGACGGGGCCGCCTGTTTCATGTGGGCCACGTTCCCCAATATCGCGGAGGCCATCAAGGTCATGGAGGCGTGGGGGTTTCGGTATAAGACCGCCGCCTTTGTGTGGGTCAAGAAAAACCGGAAAAACGGCGGGAATTTTTGGGGTATGGGAGCCTACACCCGCGCCAATGCGGAGGTGTGCCTGCTGGGCGTGTCCCCCGGATTTAAGGCCGGGGAGCGGATCCGCAGTCACAAGGTCCACCAGGTCATAGAGGCCCCTTTTGAGGGGCACAGCAAAAAGCCGGACGAAACACGGCGGCGGATCGTGGAACTGCTGGGCGACGTGCCCCGTATTGAGTTATTCGCCCGCCAGAGGGCGGACGCCTGGGGCAACGAGGCCCCGGAGGAATAGGAGGTAAACGTGGAACAGATAGCAAGAGATCCGAGGGCGGATTTTCTGGCGGTGTATAGCAACACCATCAAGCGGGACGGCGCGGCGGCCATGATTTTTTGGCTGGACTGCAAAACGGACTTTTTCACGGCCCCGGCCTCCAGAAAGAACCACCTGGCCCAGCCGGGCGGGCTGGCGGTCCATAGCTTGAATGTGTGGCGCCGCCTGCGGGAAATCACCGTCCGGGACATGACGGACCGGAACGCGCCGGGTGTGCGCCATCTTTCGGAGGCGGAGGAGGAAACCGTGGCGATCCTGGGCCTGCTGCATGACGTGTGCAAGGTGGGCGTGTACCACCAGACGGACCCATTCAAGGCCGCCATGGAGGGCAAACTGGACACCATGGCACCGTATGAGTTCCGGGACACGTTCCCGCTGGGACACGGGGAGAAAAGCCTGTTTCTGATCACCCGCCACATGGCGCTGACCGAGGAGGAGGCCATGGCCATCCGGTGGCACATGGGAGCCTATGACGACGCGGTGAAAGGCGGGTCCCGCTCCATGACCGAGGCCATGAACCTGACCCCGTGGGTGTGGCGTCTGCAGGAGGCGGATATGTGCGCCGCCTGGATCGACGAAAGGAGCGCGGCGGAGTGAAAAAACTGCTGTGTAAGCCCTGCGCCGTGGCCCTGGCGGACCGGGGCAAGACCGTGAAACCTGCCGCCATGCGGTGCGAGAAAATCACCTGTGCGGAGTGTGGCCGCCGCCGGTTTGGGATCCTGTACGACGTGACCGGGTGGCCCACCCGCAGGAAAAAGGAGGGGACGGACAAATGAGCCAGAGGGCTGAAAAGTACGCCCGCAACATGGAGCGCCGGACCGGCGCCCTGGAGGACCGGGCGGACAGGCTAGAGGAGAGCCGGGACAAGATCGGCAGGAAACTGGGAGAGTACGGCCACCGCCTGGCCATGATTGAGAGCGACTTAAGCCACGCCACCGCCCTGCATGAGAACGAGGTGGAGGTGAGGCGGCGCGGGGAGGCCCACACCGTCCAGGAGAACCGCCGCCAGCGGCGGGAGATCGAGCGGGCCATGGACCGCCAGCGGGTGGGCCTGGTGCTGGCCATTGTGGCGCTGATCGTGGCGGTCAAGGCCACGGGCACCGAGCGGGCGGCGGAGGACCTGGACACCGAAAAGCCCACCGCCACCGTGACCGCCAGCGTGGGGGCGGACCTGCTGGCCACCGAGCCGGTGGAGATCGGCCCGTGGGAGTTTGCGGCCCTGTACCGGGCGGCGGAGGACCCGGCGGAGAAACAGCGGATCGGGGAGGCGCTGGAGGCCCAGGGCTATTTTTCGGCGGCGGTGCCCCTGTCCTGGGAATATCAGGACTATATGCGGACCTATTGCCACCTGTATGGGTGCCCCTATCCCCTGGCCCTGGCCGTGGCAGACTGGGAAACCCGTGGCCAGTTCAACATGGACGCCATTGGCCCTGCTGGAGAGGTGGGGATCATGCAGTTAAACCCCGGCCCTGATGGGTCATACCACGCGGAACTGGAGGACGCCACCGGCCTGGACCCCACCACCCCGGAGGGCAACATAGCCGGCGGGTGCTATAAGCTGGGGAAATACGTGGCGGAATATGGGGACGCGGCCATGGTGGCCATGGCATACAACAGAGGACAAGTCGGAGCGAGGGCGGCCTGGGAGGCCGGGATCACCTCCAACAGCTACACGGACGCCGTGCTGGAGGCCCTGGAACGCTGGGAGTGTGCGGTGAACGCATGGGCCGGAGAGTAGACCCGGCGGAGCGTTTCCGCATACAGGCAGACGCCGAAAAGAGGGCCAGGGAAAGCCGCTGGAGCGCCCCAGGGCGGGCCAGAGTGGTCCACCCCGTCCACGGCACCGTGGTGGTCCCCCATTCCTCCAACCTGACCGCCATACAAAACGCGGCGGAGGTGTGGCGGTGTGACTGGACAGAGATCACGGACGCCCAGGTGTGGGCGGCGGAGCCGGGGGACGTGCCGGTGAAAATGCCATACATCATATAAAAAGGGGATGAAAAAATGTTGATCAATGAGGCCGGGGTGGTCCGGGCCATCAAGCGGGCCTATAAGGGCGGCGGGTACACTGTGAACGTCCAGGACGGGATCATGTCCATCTATACACAAAACTGGTACATACAGGCCCGCCGGGAGGTCATGCCGCGCAAGGTCCTGGCCGCCATCGTGGAACACGCCGGAATGATACCGGGAGAGAACGAACCCACCAACATTATGAAAGACCTGGAGCCGCAGCTGGTCATACCGGAAACCGCCGCCGAGGAAATGAACAACTGGCGCGTGGGTGAGCGCGGCGACGACGTGGACCTGGTGCCGGTGATCATGCAGGGGTTTCAGATTTTCCAGGCGGAGAGTTTGGCCTGCTGGGGGATCCCGCTGTCCTACCTGGGCATGGTGGAGCGGGACGCGGCGGAGCATGACAGCGCCATAGTGGTGGACAACTGCCGCCTGCTGTGGGACGACGGAACCGAGGCCATAGCGGTGGGGGCAGTGCGGAAAGCAAAATCCGGGTGGGCCAAAGCCTGGGAGCGGGCCGTGTGGGAGGCCCTGGAGGGCGTGGACCTCCACAAAGAGGAGGACGCATAAATGGATCGTGTTGAATGTAAACACGCCAATGGTGTGGGGTGTGAGGATCCATCAAAGTGCGGGACCTGTGGCTGGAACCCGAAAATAACCAAGCGGAGGCTGGAGGCGCAAAAGGCCGCGCTACTCCAGGAAATGAAACCGCGCATTACATACTTTGACCAGATCACAGCCTCCAGGGAGGCCCTGGCGGAGTTCCTGGCCTCCATCCCCGCATTGGAAACCCCGTGGGATGAAGTTTTCCAGCAGAAATTTTGCACCAGGTGCCGGGCGTCCGGGTGCGACAGGTGCCCCCACCAGGCGGAGCGGAACAGCCCGGCGTGGTTTCTGGCCCAGGAGGTGGCGGACAGTGGAAACGATCCTTTGCGGTGACGCCCTGGAGCAACTGCGGACACTGGAGGCGGAAAGCGTCCACACCTGCGTGACCTCCCCGCCCTATTACAATCTGCGGGACTACGGGGCAGCCGGGCAGATCGGCATGGAGGAAACGCCGGAGGAGTACATAACCAAGCTGGTGGACGTGTTCCGGGAGGTCCGGCGGGTTTTGCGCCAGGACGGGACGCTGTGGGTAAACATCGGGGACAGCTACGCCACCAGGTCCGGGCCGCAGCCACCGGCCAACACCAGGAACGCCCACGGCCACACCAGAAAGGAACCGCCGGACGGCTACAAGTGCAAGGATCTGATGGGGATCCCGTGGCTTTTGGCCTTTGCCCTGCGGGCTGATGGGTGGTATTTGCGGCAGGATATTATATGGCATAAGACCAACGCCATGCCGGAGAGCGTCCGGGACCGTTGCACAAAAGCCCATGAATATATTTTCTTGCTGTCAAAATCGGCCCATTACTATTTTGACGCGGAGGCAATCCGGGAGCCGTGCGGGGCCAAGGGGAACGCCAGGACGTTCAGGGGCGGCGGTGCATATACCGGCGGGCGGTCATTCCAAAACAGCGCCAGAGTGGAGCGGGAAAGCCACGGGAACAGCACAAACAACACCGGGGGCAGGAACAAGCGGAGCGTCTGGAGCATAGCAACGGGGCAGTTTAAGGCCGCCCATTATGCAACATTCCCGGAGCGCCTGGTGGAGCCGTGCATATTGGCCGGGTGCCCGGAGGGCGGCGTGGTCCTGGACCCGTTTGCCGGGAGCGGGACCACCGGAGTGGTGGCCAAACGTCTGCGGCGCCATTTCGTGGGCGTGGAGATCAACCCGGACTATTGGAAAATGGCAACGGACCGGATCGCGGCCACAACGGCACAGCTTGACCAAATCAAAATGGAGGAGGTGCCGCAGGTTTGAATGTAGCCTACAATATGGATTGCATGGCAGCTATGCAGAAAATACCGGATCACTATTTCGACCTGGCCGTGGTAGATCCGCCATACGGAATAGGGATTGACGGTCAAAAGCTGTCAATAAACAAAAACCCAAAGCACAATAGAAAATACCATCCGACAAAGGGATGGGACGCGGCCCCGCCGCCAGACGAATATTTCAGGGAATTGGAAAGGGTTTCAAAACACCAAATTATATGGGGTGCAAATTATTTTGTGCCAGCAATAAATCAAAGGCACAAGGGCTGGATCGTCTGGTATAAAGGCCAGCAGGATTTAACCATGAGCGACTGCGAATTGGCCTATTCATCATTCGACACCCCAACCAGAGTGGTGATCATAAATCGCGGGCAACTGCAAAAAGAGGGCGGAACAATACACCCAACACAAAAACCAGTGGCGCTATATTCCTGGATTTTTTCAAGATATGCAAAACCAGGCGACAGGATATTGGACACACACCTGGGGAGCGGCAGCAGCCGGATCGCGGCCCATGACGCTGGTCTGGACTTTGTGGGGTTTGAGATCGACCCGGACTATTTTGCAGGGCAAGAGGAACGATACAACGCCCACACCGCGCAAATGTCCATTTTTGCGG